GGTACTCGTGATATCTTTAATCGTCCAATCCGTGAGAAAAATGTAGAATAATGTTTGTAGTTCAAAACATAAAATATCCCGCCGTATATACTCATGTAAATAGTACTCAAACTGTTGCTATTTGGCATGACAATAAAAAGCGTACTTATACACCTCGCTTTTATGTTAACAACTATCAACCAGGCGAAAAACGACATCCTCAACGTAGTTTTAAATCTTTTAAAACAAAAGGTGAAGCAATGTCTTGGGCTGAAGAAGTATGTTCTAAATTATCTAAACACGACTCTTTTGACGTGTTTGCTCTTCAACGTATTGTAAAGGAGATGAAAACTAATGCTTATGCCATCTGTTAAAGACATCCGTGAGTTCTTTATTGGTGAGCTCGCGGATGAAGCATTTACAATCGATAAAACTGGTCAGAAAACTATCGAAATGATTGGTGCAAACTTTGTTGCATCTGAACCATCTATCTTTGGCACACCTAGTCAAGATTACATTAAGAAAGAAATCGCTTGGTACGAAAGCGAGTCAACTAACATCTACGACATCAATAAAGAGTCTGGAGCTGATGCCCCTGCTGCTTGGAAATATTCAGCAGACAAGCATGGCAATATCAACTCTAACTATGGCCATCTTGTTTTCTCGGATAAGTACTTCAAACAATTTTATATGGCCTTTGATGAATTATGGTGTAATCCAGACAGCCGCCGTGCTCAAATGGTTTACAACCGTCCATCAATCTGGGTTGAATTCAATGAAGGCGGTAAGTCTGACTTCATCTGTACAAATGCACAAACATTCTATATTCGTGATGGTGTCTTGATGATGGTATCTCAAATGCGTTCTAATGATGTTGTTTTTGGCTATAAGAATGATTATGCTTGGGCACAATACCTTATGGACAAGTTTGTTTCTAATTGGAATGAAATGGCTGCAGTTACAGGTGAACATGGCGAGATTGAAAAAGGTATGCTCATCTGGCAAGTCATGAACTTGCATGTTTACGAAAGACATTTTAATTTGGTGAAATAATGGAAAAGCCTAATAAGCTTATTCTTATCTCTGATATTATTGAGACAAGAGTACGAAAAGAAAAAGAAATTGAGTATTACCAAAAACAAATCGAGAAAATACAGCAAAAAATGTTCTTTCTTCAAAAAGATTTAGAAATTACAAATCTTATCATAGATATGATTGAAAAAGAAAAAGTTGTAGACATAAAAGAGCGAATGGAACAAAAGCTCTTAGGTAAGAAAGATGATGGGTAGAATGGAATATTACGAAGAAAGATACCAGCGAGAAAGCTATTGGGATTATATGGGACGACGTATGCGAGAAGAAGATCAAAAAGATCTCAAGTGGGATCTGCGCTTTATGCAAATGGCACATACAATTTCTACTTGGTCCAAAGATCCTTCAAGTAAAATTGGCGCCGTAGTTGTCAATGATGAGAAACGTATTCTTGCTACTGGATACAACGGTTTTCCAAGAGGTATTGAAGACAGCGAAGAACGGCTTAATAACAGAGATGAAAAGTATCCTCGCATTATTCATGCTGAAATGAATGCATTGATGAATGCTCTTTACAATGGTGTATCTGTTAAAGGTTGCACCTTATACGTATATGGATTACCAATATGCCCAGATTGCACTAAGTGTGTTATACAAGCTGGAATTAAGCGAGTTGTAATACCTACGTTTAAAACTAAAAAAGGTGAATGGGAAAAAATTTGGCTTGAAAAAAGTTTACCAATGTTTAAGGAAAGTGGTGTCGTAGTCGTGGATCTAAGTTTATAGTTGACATTTGGCTAAATATAAGGTAAAATGTAACTAAAGTGTAAGGAGTCATAATGAAAAAAATTCTTGTAACCGGTATGAATAAGCTCCAATGTACGAAAGACTTCTTTCTACAGCAACAGCTTCAAGTAGTACCATCTCACTATTCGCTTATTCGTTGTCTTGAAGATATGGGCTACGAGGTTGAGCAAAGACCTGTAAGACTAGGCGAGAACCTAGATGAATATGATGAGGTAATTGTATATATCCACAGTATTCAGGCTTTCTGTCAGTTCCTCTGGGCCGGTCTGTATGCAGTACACGCTCGTCCAAACTGCATTATTGCTTTTGATGATTGGCAGTTTAAACAGATCTACAGCACCATTGAAACATACAAAGAGAAGCTTGAAGCAAATGATGAAGGCGTATTCCGTCAGTATCTCTTTGATCTATGGCAAGGTGTCGAAGATAAAGATACTGTTGCGTCATATAAAGAACAATATATTGATGCTTGTAATATTATCACCAGTAAAGAAAATCGTCTGCTTGTAAGTGCGTTTGCAGGTGGCGATATGTCAACACTAGAACTTGGCTGGAAAGAAGAAAACGTTTATACATACAATCCAAATCCATATCACCTGAATCGTCGCTCAGACAACGGTTATGGAACTGGAACAGTAGCACTAGATAATTTCTTTGGTGATACCCCAGAAAAAGAAATGAAATGGAATTTTGCGTCTCTTGTACAAGAGAAAACGCGAAAATGGCTCAAGGCGCAGCAACCTGACGATTGGAAGTGGGAAATTGTTTACTACGGAGCGAAGCGTGGTAAGTATAAGTCAGAGCGTAAAACCGAACCCGAAATGGTAAAAGTATTCGAACAACAATGGGGCTGTCTAATGCCCGGATACTTCCATGCCGGATCTGGGTGGTGGCGAGCACGCCCACTGCAGGTTGCTGACGCCGGTTCTATTATCATTGGTGATAAACCTGAAATGATGGTTTACTATCAAGACGACGCATTGGCTGGTCTAAAAGTACAAGACGTTGAAGCAATGGATCTTACTCAATTGCAAACAACTGCTAAAGCTCAGCGTGATGCTCTATATGATAACCATCCTTTGAATACTTTCGTACAACAGGAAGAAATCAAAAGGTGTTTGGAAGCATGAAGAGAATACTTGTAGTAGGAGCCGGTTTATCTGGTGCGACGATTGCTCGTGATCTTGCTGATATAGGCTATAAGGTTCATGTAATCGATCGTCGTAATCATGTCGCAGGTAACGCTTATGATTATGTAAATGAACACGGCATCCGAGTTCACGAATATGGTCCTCATTTGTTTCATACAAACAACGAGCGAGTATTCACTTGGATGTCACGATTTACTGAATGGGTTGAATATCGCCATAAAGTAAAAGCTCAACTAGAAGATGGCCGATACGCTACACTACCGGTTAATCGAGAAACAAAAGATATGGTCGGTGAAGAAAATGTTCTTGATGTATTCTTCCGTCCATATACAAAGAAAATGTGGGGAGTTGAACTAGACCAACTCAATCCTGATATTATTAATCGCGTACCAATTCGTGATGATGATAATGAGTACTATTTCCCTGATGATAAGATTCAGTACATGCCACGACACGGCTATACGAAGATGGTTGAGAATATGCTCCATCATCATAATATCACTCTAGGTCTTAATACAGATTTCAATGTTAACATGGAAAAGAATTACGATCATGTTTTCAACTCTATGCCAATTGATCAGTACTTTGAATTTAAATATGGTAAGCTTCCATATCGATCAATTAAGTTTGAAACTGTGAGCTTACCAATTCCACAGGCTCTGCCTACCGCAACTGTGAACTTTACTCACCACGGTCCAAAGACTCGTGTGACTGAATGGAAAAATATCCCTTGTCACGGAGATAATAAATATATCACAACACTGACTTTCGAAGAGCCATGCGACTACGCTGACAACAATTTCGAAAGGTACTATCCGGTTAAAGATCGTGATGGTAAGAACAGAGAGTTGTATGAACGATATAAAAATGACCAGCCAGAGAATGTTACCTTTATAGGACGCTGCGGTTTGTATGCTTATCTTGATATGCATCAGGCAGTTAACTCAGCTTTGGCAATAGCGAGAAAGTTTATAGATGATGAATGATTTTACCCATGCAAGTATTGTACCATTAATTGGAGGTGAAACAATTGGTTCCCATCGAGCCTTTGGCGCGCCACCAATCCATTTTATGTCATACGAAGCATTCGAAGGTAATGACAGACACATCCTTAATTATTACAATAATGAAATACCGTACCATGTATTAGATGCTGGTAGTAGCATTCCAGAACAAAAGGCTGATGTTGTATCGTCAGTTTGTCCTTGTGCTGGTTTGTCTATGATGTCGCATGGTTATGGTGATGATAATGATAACAATAAATGGATGATTGAAACAGCAAACCTGATTCTTGGTGATTATCAACCAAAATGTTTTTGGGGTGAGAATGCTCCAGGATTTGCTGGTAAAATTGGTACAAATGTTAGAAACCAAATGAAAGCGATTGGTGCAGATAACGGTTATACTATGTCCGTATATCGTACTAAGTCATTGCTTCATGGTGTACCACAAGTTCGAGAACGCTCATTTTACTTCTTTTGGAAAGATACAAATGGGCAGGTTCCAATTTTTAATTATTACAATCGCGAATATACTCCGATCGAAGAGTTAATTCGTAATGTAAAATCAAACTTCCAGACAGAACCAATCAATAAGAAAAAGCCATCGGATAATCCGTACTATAAGTATATCCTTGAAGAAGTTGAAGGTGGTAAGACTCATACAGAACATTCTAAGGATGTCGATCCAACATCAGCTCGTGGTGTAGATGCTTTCTCTTATATCGAAAGAGCAGGTAAAACATACAATGAAGTAGCCGAATGGATGGAAGCAAATGGCTATGAGAATGAAGTTGAGAAATGTAAGTACAAACATGAAAAGCTTGCGCGTGGCGGAAGTATCATGAGAAGAGGTGTAATTGTTCCAAAAGATCGTATTGGTGCTTTTGTTGGTCACTATCCTACTATGCTTACTCATCCTGATGAAGATCGATTTATTAATTACCGAGAAGCTATGTCAATCATGGGGCTGCCCGAAGACTTTGAATTGGTCGATGCGGGCCCTAAAGTAGCAAACCATATATGCCAAAACGTACCTGTGCAAACAGCCACAGACATGGCTACAGAGGTTCTAGCAACACTCCGTGGTGAAAGAAAAATGGTTGACACCGACTACATTTTGCAGTATAATGGTACTCAGAAGTTAGAATATAACGAAAAAGTTACAACACTTGAGGCGTTTTTTGGATGAGAACAGACTTTATACTAGACTTTGAAACAATAGGGCAATGCTCTCGTATTGCACCAGCAATTGATTGTTCTTATACAATATTCATATGGGATCGTTTTCTTGATGAGCCTTATTCGTTTCATGAACTAATATCAGGCGCTCATAGATCTAAACTTTCGATTCAAGATCAAATTAAAAACTATGATTTTTCTTACAAGTCAGAAGACTTAGATTGGTGGATGAATCAATCAAAAGAAGTGCGCGCAAATATTAAACCGAGAGATACTGATCTTACAGTAGTTCAATTTATAGAAGAAATGATTGGCTACCTTCGCTCTCAAGATAAAATTGATTATTGGTGGAGTAGATCAAACAGCTTTGATCCTGTAATTCTTGACCACCTTTCAATGTCAATAAAGAAAGATAAGTTTTTAAACGAATATATTCCTTACTGGAAGAACCGTGATACTCGAACGTTTATTGACGCTAAGTTTAACTTCACTACAAAAAATGGATTTGTGCCCGTAGAAAATAAAGAGTTATGGGAACAAGTATTTAATGCTCATAATAGTACGCATGATATCGCCGCAGATATTTTGAGACTTCAAGCTATTCATAGAGCAGAAAATGATATGGAGCAAGTAGAAATATGAAAATTGAAGTAAGTATTGAAGAGTTAAGAAAGCACAAGCTCTTCATTGGAACACCAATGTACGGTGCGCAGTGTGCAGGTACATACACAAAGTCTTGTACAGACTTATCTATGATGTGTGCTCATAACGGAATTCCTTTGCAATTCTATTATTTGTTTAATGAAAGCTTAATTCAACGAGCTCGTAATTATATTGTAGATGAATTTTTGCGCTCTGATTGTTCTCATTTAGTATTCATTGATGCAGACATTGGCTTTAATCCTCGTGATATCTTAGGATTGCTTGCTGTACAATTAGCAGACCCAGAAAACAAACACGTCGTTACTGGCCCATATCCTAAAAAGACAATCGCTTGGGAAAAAGTACAAGCTGCAGCGAAAGCAGGTAAAGCAGATGATAATCCTTTTGAATTAGAAAACTATACTGCTGATTATGTATTTAATCCTGTGAATAAGAAAACATCATTTAATCTGGGCGAGCCACTTGAAATTGGTGAAGGTGGTACTGGATTCATGCTAATACCACGAGAAACTCTTGAAAAATTTAAAGAAGCATATCCAGAACTTGGTTATAAACCAGACCATGCTCGTACAGAGAACTTTGATGGTACCCGTGAAATTACTGCTTTCTTTGATTGCATTATTGATCCAGATACTAAACGTTATTTGTCTGAGGATTATTTCTTTTGCAAATGGGTTCGTAAAGCTGGTATGAAAGTATGGTTGTGCCCTTGGATGCAACTACAGCATATTGGTCAATACGTGTTCAAAGGTTCGTTAGGTCATATCGGTCAACTTGGTATGTCTGCAACAGCGGATGCAAAAAGCAACCGTAAAAATTACCGGAAAAAAAAGTAGTTGACAGTGAATGAAAACCGTGATATATTTAATAAATAATCTGTGAAATCAAGGAGTTATATATAATGAAATTTAGTGAACGTACTCTTACGATCCTTAAAAGTTTTGCGACAATCAACAAGTCTATCCTGATGAAGGAAGGCAATGTTCTCAAAACTGTAACACCGGAAAAGACATTGGTTGCAACTGCAACAATTCCAGATCAAATCCCGGCACAAGCATGTGTTTATGATTTGTCTCGATTCTTGTCTATTCTCGGTCTATATCAGGATCCGGATGTTGAATTCCATGATAAGTACTTTACTATTCAGGATGGTAAACGTAAAACCAAGTACGTGTATGCAGACATTTCTATGATTCATGCAGCACCTGAAAAAGATATTCAATTACCATCGGCCGATGTCGAGGTAACTGTTTCTTGGGAAGATATGTCGTCTGTTGTTAAAGCAGCCGGTGTTCTTCAATTTTCAGAAGTTGCTTTCGTTGGTGAGGGTGGTAAAATCTACCTAAAAGCAATTGATAGCAACAATGATAATTCTGATGATTATGGCGTCGAAATTGGCGTTACATCTGATGAATTTAAGATTATCATTAAAACCGATAATCTTAAGCTTTTGCCTCAGGATTACCAAGTTACTCTATGCGCAAAGGGTATCTCTGAGTTCAAAAGTGAGGGTGTCACATATTTTGTGGCAATTGATACTAAGTCGACTTATAAGAAAGGATGATAAATTATGGCTGAACAAGAACAGCAACAGCAGGAACAACAGGTAAATATCTCATTGCAGGATATTGCTACAGTTGTTCAAATGATTGATGTGGTCTCACGTCGTGGTGCCTTTGAAGGCAATGAAATGGCTGGCGTAGGTATGCTACGCAATAAGATGGACATGTTCCTCCGTCAAAATGCACCACAAGGCGAAGAACCAAAAGGTCAAATGCCAAACGCCGAAGCGCCTGCAGCAGTACCAGCGGATGCTCCTCTGGCTGATAAGGTAGCAAGCTAATGACTATGGGCGGGGAAGTATCCCCGCCTATTTACCGTAACTGTGAATTCTGTGGAAAAGAATTTAAAGTTGTACTTTTCCACAACTATGTGATATATTGTTCTAGCAAATGCGTTAATGACGCTCTTAATTATGAAAACGGTGAAACATGTCAATCGAATCAAAAACAAATGAAGTCCTCTGGGTAGAAAAGTATCGTCCACAAAAAATTGATGACACAATTCTTCCAGAAAAAACTAAAGCAGCTTTCAAAAAATTTGTAGCTGATGAATCTATTCCAAATTTACTACTAAGTGGTGGTCCAGGTGTTGGCAAAACTACTATCGCCAAAGCTATGCTCGACGAACTTGGCTGTGATTATATTGTTAAAAACGGCTCACTTAACGTCAATATCGACACACTCCGATATGACATCTCCACGTATGCCAGCGCGGTATCCTTATCAGGTGGCAGAAAATACGTCATCTTTGACGAGGCGGACTATCTCAACGCAGCATCTGTTCAACCCGCACTCCGCAATTTTATTGAAGAATATTCAAGCAACTGCGGGTTTATCTTTACTTGTAACTTTAAAAATCGTATAATTGAACCACTGCGTTCTCGTTTGTCTGAGGTAGACTTTACGATTGAACAAAGCCAACGCCCACAACTTGCAATGCAGTTTATGAAACGTGTCAATGCTATTCTCGATAATGAAAGTGTTGAATACGATCAAAAGGTTGTTGCTCAAGTAATTCAAAAACATTTCCCTGATTTTCGTCGTGTACTTACCGAATTGCAATCCTATGCTGCCACCGGTAAAATTGATGAAGGTATCTTTGTTAATCTCAAACAAGAATCGATGGATGAGCTCTTTAAACTTCTAAAGAGTAAAGACTTTACAAATATGCGTAAGTGGGTTGCTCTCAACTCAGATCAAGATATGAATGAAATGTTCCGTCGGATCTATGACATGGCAAATGATAAAGTGCAGCTCAAATCCATGCCAGGCTTTGTTGTAACTCTTGCTGACTATATGTACAAATCAAGTCTAGTAGCTGATCAAGAAATAAATATGGTTGCGTTCCTAACAGAAATCATGCTAGAATCGGAGTACAAATGAGCGATATTGGACCAGTAGCACCTATTGTTGTAAGCTCTTATGTAAGTACAACTATAGATCCATACAAAGAAACGGTTTCAAAAGTAACACATACAGATCTCAGCGGCTCAATTAGAGTTGAGGCTATTGATTATATTCGTTACAATCGTGAAGGTGAACTCGTGAAACCTGAAAAGCAAATTGTCGATATTTCAGTATGAGTAAATGGTTAAGCAAGCTTATCGAAAAACATACTTGCCATTTTTGTGGCAAAAAACTTGATAAGAAAAACATATATACTATAAACATGGATACATTAGAAGGACCACATACTGTTGTGTCGTGCCAACCATGTGCTGACGATTTTGATGATATATTAAAAGCTATAGAGGATGTACATAATGAGCAAGGACTATAGTCCATTTGATTTTATGAATGCGGTATCCTTTACAAAAGAGGATGTCATTCGTAACAACGATAACCCAGAGTTAATCGAAAAGCAATATACTCCTTATGTGGTAAATCGTGGATTTACTAACTTCGAGGATACAATTCTTCATGCTAACGAAATGAATATGAGGCATCACCTTTTCCATGATGCTCAATTTCAATATTATCGTGGAGCACTTCGTAAACGTAAACGTTTTTCTAAATGGCCGAAGGCTAAGAAAAGCGATGATCTAGACGCAATTCAACAAGTCTATCAATGCAACCGCACCGTTGCTAAACTCTACCTGAAAGCACTATCTTCAGATGATCTTAAACAGATCCATAGCAAGATGGTAACAGGGGGAGTTACAAAATAATAAATATAAATGATGGTCAAAAGGGCATCGTGAATAAAAAACAAAAATATAAAATAAGGTGCTGTTGTTATGCAAGAAGAAGACATTTTCAAAGGTGTCGGTATTGAGATCACTCTTCCTTCTCCAGACAGTTTTTTAAAGGTTAAAGAAACGTTAACGCGTATAGGTATTTCTTCGCGTAAAGAAAGAAAGCTATACCAAACATGTCATATTTTACATAAGCAAGGTAGATATTCTATCCTTCACTTTAAAGAGCTGTTTATTTTAGATGGAAAGAAGAATACTTTTACCGACGAAGATAAATCTAGAAGAAATACGATTGTAAATCTTTTAGAAGAATGGGATTTAGTTAGGGTTGTAAAACCCGAAGAATCGGAGGAACCAGTGGCTCCACTAAATCAAATCAAGATTCTTTCTCACAAAGAAAAATCTGGTTGGACTTTAGAAGCCAAATATAATATTGGGAAAAAGTGATTATGAATGTATATAAAGTGAATGAAAGAGCAGAGCTTCCAGAATATGCCACAGATGGATCAGCCTGTTTCGATGTTAAAGCATGTATTGAAAATGGTCAACGTTTAAAATCATATAATGCATGGAATAAAGAGATGCCCGTGGTTGTAAAGGGTGTTGGGCAAAGTAAAGACGCTTTCCAGTTGCCACCATCTGTACGAGTACTTGTTCCTACAGGTTTGATCTTTGATATTCCTGAAGGCCACGTAATGAAAATGTATATCCGTTCTGGAACTGCTTTGAAAAAAGGGTTGACATTGGTGAATGGAGTTGGTATAATAGATTCAGACTATGTGGAAGAAAGTTTCCTTATGTTGGAAAACATTTCAGAAAGCATGGCCTTAATAGAACATGGTGAACGTATTGCTCAATGTTTAATAGAGCCAATTACTCGTGAACCAATCGAAGAAACTACAGAAAGACCCGTACAAAAAACTGACCGAGATGGTGGTTTTGGCTCAACAGGCTCGTAGTTTCATATAAATAATAGTGGGAATGCCTTATGGGTTCCCACTTTAAACCGCCGGTTATAAAACGGCAAACATAATCTTGCTTGAATAAAAGGAGATAGCAAAATGAACACTAATGCACGTAGATTCACTGCGGATTTAATTAATGATCCGTTCTTTATTGGCTTTGATCGTATGCTAGATCGTATGAAAGATGCGACACCAGGCCAAAACAATTACCCTCCATATAACATCGTAAAAGTAGATGATGACAATTATGTCATTGAATTAGCATTGGCTGGATTTAATGATGAAGAAATCGAAATTGAAGTAAAAGACGGTGTGCTTTCCGTGGAAGGACGTAAAGACGAAGAAACAGAGACTAAATATCTTCATAAAGGTATTTCAGCTCGTCACTTCAGACGTACATTCAACCTAGCTGATACAATTGTTGTCGGTGGTGCTGAAATGAATAATGGCATCCTTACAATTGAATTAGAAAACATAATCCCTGAAGAGAAGAAGCCACGTAAAATTTCTATTAATCGTGCGCAGGAATTTTTAAAGGGATAAAAGAAAGCTATCTATATGAGAACACCTGTTGATATGAGCGACAGAGTTGCTTATTTTCTAACTATGACTTTTCGCTGGTTTGCGGACACATTCTTTGCAAAAAGATATGGCCATAGAGCAGTAGTATTAGAAACAGTAGCAGGTGTTCCTGGCATGGTAGCTGGAATGTGGAACCATTTGCGATCCCTACGTAAAATGGAACCTGATGATCGTGGTTGGATTAAGACGTTACTTGACGAAGCTGAAAATGAACGTATGCACTTAATGATATTCATTGAGATTGCGCAACCAAATTGGTTTGAACGTGGATTGATTTTATTTGCTCAGTTTGTGTTTTGGCATTTTTACTTTATATTATATGTCTTTTTTCCAACCACGGCTCATCGCATGATTGGATATTTTGAAGATCAAGCTGTTGTTAGCTATTCTCAATACCTAAATAAAATTCATAGTGGATACATCGAAAATATTGATGCTCCACAAATTGCAATCGATTATTATAAATTAAAATCGGATGCAAAACTCAGTGACGTAGTAATCAAGGTTCGTGAAGACGAGCAAGGCCATGCTAACGTCAATCATTTAATGGCCGATGAACTAAAATGAATATTTGTAAACCACACATACACAAACAGGAGAATAAAATGAACGAATATATGTCTAACATGTGGATTGACGCAATCCAGAATGCAAAACGAGGTTGGGTATCAACTTGGGTAAAAGATGAAACACTCAGTAAACCATTGAATGATTTTATCGACACTCAAACCGCATTTACAAAAGCGTCCCTTAAACAAATCAATGAATTTTCTAATGCAACAGGCGAGATGCTCGCTAAGGTGGTAAAGTGATGTCTAATAAAAACCCATTCGAAATCCGTTCAGAAATGTTGCAACTTGCAAAAGAGTATATGGATCAGCAGTATCACATGAATGTGACATTTGCTGAAAAAATGATGGAGCAAGGTAAGATGCAGATGGAAGAATTTCAAAAAGTCACAGAAATGTATTCTATCGAAGATATGATGGCAAAAGCCAAAGAAATGTATTCCTTCGTTTCTGATAAAGGCGACAAGTAATTACTGAACTAGGCCCGATGTCATACCATATGGCGCCGGGCCTGATCCACTTCCCCCACCAAAAGAATTTACAGTGCTAACAGAAGTTTGATTTCCACCATCTACTACGCTTACTGGCGCAGTTACGTTATTTTGTGGAGCATGAACAATTACTGCTCCGTCCATTCCCGCAGCACCAGAAATTCTATCAGCACGAGTAAATGCAGACTGTAATATTCTGCCTTCTGGAGAACCAAATGGAACAACCGCTTCCGTACCGTGAAGCATAGCTGCTGTCCCCGCTCCGAAATTTCTAAATCCGTCAGTGCCTCTCATAAATTGATTTTCTACGAGCTGATTCCAACGAGTTCTCATTTCTCCTCTTTGTTTAAATGGTGTATCATTTGCTTCAAAATAATCGTCAATAGCAGTACGTCCTGCATTTTGAAGAAACGTTTCTTTAGAACCCAACATTAATCGATTCAAAGGGCCCGTAAGAAACTCAGAAGTTGCTTCGTCGTATTGTCTTCCATATAAATCTCTTAAAGTTTGTATACTAGAAGCATTTCCGCTTAATGCTCCTTCAACAGCCGAAGCAATACCAGGTGCCATATCTTCTCTTGGCTGAAGAAAATTGAACTCTTGGTTTGCTAAATTAGCTTCTAATGCTTGTCTTATTTGTTCAGCAGATTGTTCTAAAGTTTCCCTTGCCGCGTCAGATGTTGCTGTTCTAATTTGGTCAATAACATCTTGGTGTAATTCTACTAATGAGTCAATTTCTTCTTGGTCTAGACCACCCGCGAATGCAGCTTGAATTTCAGCGTTTCTTTGTTCTAACTCTGCTATGAGAGCTGTTTCATTTTCTGCATTTCGTCTTTCAATCCAGTTTTTAGCAA